CAAGCCCTACGTGATGTGCCGACGCAAGAGGGGTTCCCCTACGCTGTGACGTGGCCAAGTAAACCCTGAGTATTACACAGACGCATAGCACTGGATCGCATAGATGGCAAAGAAACCTACACTCACTACGGTAGCATCAGGGTACCAGAGCACTACAATGCTCAATGCTAACCTCAATGCAATCAACAATGCTCTCGACAATACAGTTAGTCTTGACGGCAGCGTACCAAACGTAATGACAGCTGACTTCGACCTTAACTCCAATGATCTACTAAATGTAGCAACAGCTAACATAGCTGTACTAAAGGTAGCTGGTGTTACTGTCACAGACTATACGTCGCAACCTTCATGGTCTGGTCCTTGGGTTACTGCAACAGCCTATGCTGTGGATACCCTGGCTGAAGACGATGGCTCTGTGTACATCTGTGTAGTAGCACACACCAGTGGCACCTTTGCTACTGATCTAGCTGCTGTTAAGTGGCAATTGTTCTCCGGTAAGTCTCTACCTCAGAGTTTCCTTGATGAAGACGACATGGCGTCAGACGATGATACCGCTGTAGCTTCACAACAGTCTATCAAAGCCTACGTTGATGCGTCTGGGTACACACTGCTTGACGAAGATGCTATGGGTACCGATAGTGCAACCGCTGTAGCTTCACAGCAGTCTATCAAAGCATATGTTGATACCACCGTGTTGGCTAGTACAGCTGAGGTACGTACAGGTGCATCTGGTAAGTACATCACGCCTGCTGCGGCTCATGCAGCTACCGCTATTGTCACACTTACTGATGCTACCAACATTGCCTTTGACTTCACCTCTGGTTATGCCTTCGAGGTTACACTAACAGATAACCGTACACTAGCCGACCCTACTAACGGTGTACCTGGGCAGTCTCGTGTCATTCGTGTCATTCAGGACGCTGGTGGTACCAACACACTAGCCTTTGATACAGCATACAAAGGTGCCTACGGTATCCTGCCTACGATCTCAACAGGAGCTAACGAGTATAGCCTGCTGAACATCTACTGTGTCTCTGCGTCTATCTTCGTAGTGTCAGCACTGATTAACTGCTCATGATCTTACCTGGGTTCCCTAGTATCTTCGCAGGCAGAGCACCAGTTACTGCTACTTGGGTTTGGTCCTCATATCGGACTGCTGATGCAACAACCTACACTTGGGCCAGTCAGTCCCTTGGTTCTGCTCAGACTAACAGGCGTCTCCTTGCTGTCATGCAGTGGGAGCCAACCCACCCTAGCGTATCCACTGTCACAGCACTTAGCATCGACGGCACAGCTGGTACAGAGGTTATCTCTCACGATGACCAATATGCAACTGAAGGCAGGAGTTCTATATGGATCGTTGATGGTGACCAGAGTGCTACAACTGGGGATGTGACCGTAACTGTTAGCACCCAAGCGTGGAAACGTATGTCACTAAACATCTATGCTGTGTACGGTAATGACTTTCCACAGGTACTGGATACCGCTGTTGATTTCACAGCTACAAGTAGCACGCAATTGTATTCTACTATCAATACGAGTCTATCAGGTCCATGTATTGCAGGTGTATCTTGTGGCAGCAGCAGTACCAGTGTCAGCCTAGCTACTGGTTTCACCAGGGATCGTATTGATACACTAGAGTCTGGTAACTCTACCTTTGCGGTGTTCAGCCTAGCCAATGCTGATATCACAGGCATGACCACAAGCAATGCTAACGGTCAGAAGTGTATGACTGCTGTATCCTTTTTCTGAACACAGCCGCCACCACGCCCTCTGCGAGCCAACTGATATGTGTAGTCTCTCAAGGATAGACAACAGTGAAATACCTAAAGAACCTAAGGACCACTGCAAGAGTGCGTACACAAACGATATCAAGTGGGCTAAGGCCTATCTTGAGCAAGACAAGTCTATTTCTTAGAGGAGCAAGGGGCGACTGATGGGTGGCACAATAGATACAAGTTTAATCCTAACCCTAGGTGGGATGTTATTTTCTATAGCAGCAGCAGCGGCTGTAGCAAAACGGGAAATAAAACTACTCGCTGACCAAGCTCAGGATTTCGAGAACAGACTACGTAAGTTAGACCAACGAATAGACCGTCTGGAAAATACGGTGGACACTACCCAACATAGGCTTGGTATCCTAGCATCTATGTCCTCACCTGATACAATGGAACGACGTACTCGTGAGGTTGAACGGTTAAGGGCAGACGTAGATCAATTAGTAAAACGAGATAAGCAGTAGACCGGTTGGCTCCAGTAGCTTAGTCAACCGGTCCTCGCATCTTTGTCAATCGATATCTTCTATTAGTTTGTTGAGGTACCACTGAGCTTTCTGTAGGTCCTGCTTAGCTTTACCCTTGTACTTGAACCGGTGCATGTACTTCTTAGCACACCCCTCTAGGTAGCCTTGGAACGCCTCTGTTGTCATGTTATCCTTCATGTACACGATACACTCAATAGCGCCATTGCTGTAGTGTTCCGGTTTATCTACCGGGTCATGGTGCGTTGTACTAATGCACTCTACAGGCTCAGGTGGTTCTTCAGGGTAATCTAGCACAGTGGTTCCTTTTCCTTTATACTCTTCGTTCCAACCAAACTCATCCCATAGCTTTGGCCCAGATGGTTTACTCATACGGAACCTCCAATTGCTACACAGAAGCTTGCCACAAACTTGATCTCAGGGTCTTGTCTCAACTGTTTGTCTCCTATCTCCTTCGTAACCTCACACTTAGACTTTGTCTCAAACAGAAACGGTGGTGTATGTGGCTGTGGTCCTGTTGGTGTCATCAAGATAGCTACGATAACGAACAGTGCTGCTGTCATTTGTCTACTCCTTTGTAAACGAAGTCAGTGATCATTGGGAACACTGGTTCAATTGCTGCAACGATCTTGAACGCTAGGTCACGGTGTTCCTTCTGTGTGTCAGGTGAGGTACGTGCTGCGACATAGTGACACCAGTTACGTACGCTACCATTCAGGAACATGCGTGTAAGCGTTAGTCCCTCAGGTAGTATAGCACGTGCTACTTCCTTTGCAATACCTTTCTTCAGTGCTTGGTCATACAGGGTGAACGCATGGTCACGTAAGTTCATCTGTCGTTCTGTCCACCAGTCAGCTGTGTCTTCATCGTCACACTCAAGTGAGTTCTGTCGGTTAGCTGTGTCTTGCATACGTGCCTCGTACACACCACTGGTAGTCTCAGTAGCGGAGTACCGTTGGCTAAACTCCTGTACCTTGATATCGTGCCGCAGTACCTGACGTGCTACCGTTCGATCAGTGGTGACATCCAGTACAATGTTGGCCATCTCAAGTGGTGACCAGTGTCGTTCCTTGATCAGGTAACGCACTAGCTTCTCATTGCTAGACCGACGTGGTCCGCTAGGGTTCGACACACGAGCACACTCAGCGATGGTGTCCACTAGGGTTGAGGCAGGGTTACCTCCGATCCAATTCGTATACCCTACTAGCTCAGCACTGTTCCTCATCGCATGTCCTTCTGGATAACAGCTTCACATTGGTCTAGTTGGACGGTAACAATCATATCTACTGGCCCAGCTGGTCGCCACGTAGCTTCCTTGAGACCAACAGTGGTGCGCTCCATTGCCACATTCTGTAAGGTAAGACTGTTAGCTCCCGAAGGTGGAACAACCACCCCCATGTACATGTAGGATTGACAGATAGCGATCACTGTGTCACCGTTCTTGTAGCTCATTTGGTACCTCCAATAGTAAAGTCGAAGAAGTACTGAGCACCAAAGTCTGCACAGCTACACCGGGGTTTCTCCAGTTCAAGCCGTAGTTCATCCATGAACTCAGACCAATCCTTTCGACTCATGTCGGTACTGTTGGACAGCTGAGTGATATGCTTAGCTAGCTCTGGGTATTCGTCAAGCCACTTCATTTGGTATCTCCTAGGTTATGTCAACGATTTCACAGCTGTCACCACTGCAGGCAAACATCTGGCTGGACTTAGTGTGGTCCTCTTGTTCAAACAGTGCAAGCTCTGACCAATCGACACCCTTAGGCATCTTCTGTGCAGCGTGTGCGTACTCCATCAAGGTTATCTCTTGGTAAGGCGCTTGTCGGTACACATGATCACTGTGTGGTAGGAACGATAGTCCACTGACAATACTCCAATTGTTGTACACCCAAGCAGCTACAGCAAGCCACTCATGCTCACTTACTGTGATGGTACAGCTGACACTGTGTTCACACCAGCTTACTTGGTACACTTTCCACAACTCTAGCTGAGCGATAGCATCCAGGGAGTCACGTGTTAGACACTTGTCTGGTGCACGAGTAGGGAAAGAGAACACAGTAGTCTTGTCAGGTGCATCCTCCAGTGGTTCGTTAGAGAACCCTTTAGCTTTCATGAACTGAGTCATAGGGTCCATGTTGTCAGCACGAACAGTACGAATGTAGTACTCAGAGTGACGGGTGTGAATACCACTGGAGCTATCAACCAGCTGTGACACTGTACCACTAGGCTTAACACAAGTGGTAGCTGTTGACTGTGGAACACCTAACCTCTTAGACAGTCCCTTGTTACATGCTACAACGATAGCTTTCAGGAAGTCAAGTGTCTTAGCAAGACCAGCGTTAGCGTTAGTCATAAGTGGATTGTCAGTGATACCTGTTAGGCTTACACCAAGCAGACGCTCCTCGTTACAGTTGTCTTCCCAATCGCTGTTCAGTTTGCTAAGGAATGGGAAGTGCGTATAGGTAGACTGGATAGTACCAAGGTATGCAGCCCAGTAGCACTTGGTAGCTAGAGAGTTGACATCATCAGTTACACGAACGACAACCTCAGTCAGGTTACAGAACTGACGTGGACGTAGGATGATCTCACCACAGGGGTTGGTACCAAACTGATAGTCAGATAGGCGTCGGCTATTCTCTAGTACCTTAGCAACAGCAGCGTCACGGTTGAAGATACCACGCTCACCACTCTTGCTCTCAATTAGGGATAACCATTCCTTCATGAAAGCTTCAGTGCCGGGTTTCTCAGTGTAAGCTGCACTGTTGTTAGCGAGACCACGAATGCTATCTGTTTTCCACCAGTCACCACTCTTAGCTGTACGCATACGGTCATCAGACAGGTTGCTTAGGCTGATCATAGCTGACCGTCGTACACCACCGACAACAACAGACACACCTACCATGCACAGTATGTCATGACACTCAAGGGAGTTAAGCTTACGTCCCTCTGCTGCCTTGAAGGTCTCAACGGTGAACTTGAATAGATCGACGAGAGGGCCAGGGCCAGACGCACGACCACCAAAGGTCTTCAGTGGTGTGCCAGCTGGTCGCACTGCTGATACATCCCACTTAGGAATGATACCCATGTACAGCTGGTTGATCAGGTGGTTGTACGAGGTAGCCCAACCTTCCTTTGAGTCAGCTACGACTACTGTGTAATCACCTTTTACCAACTTAGGAACAGTAGGTAGCTTGGCAATCTCTTGTCGCTCAACAGAGAAGCCTTGGCCTGTACCGCATAGCAATACGAACAGTGCCTCTGCGAAGGACGAGGGTTGGTCAACTGGCAGGTAAGCACAGTTGTACATACAAGTGTTGTCACGTGCAGCAGCAGGTCCCGCAGTCATCATAGAACGCATTGAAGGCATCACATCCTGATTGATGATAGCCATACGTAGCTCGTCAGGTACCTCACCTACCACTGGTAGTACGATGTTGTCCAGGTACCGATCTACTGTCTCAATCCATGTCTCCCGTCGCTGCTCATCAGGTAGCCATCGTGCATA